AGACGTAGTCGCAGAGCTGGATCTCGTGTTGGAGGTTCTCGCATGAGCATGGGTGGACGCAGACGCAGTCGCAGAGCTGGATCTCGTGTTGGTGGTTCCCGTATGAGCATGGGTGGACGCAGACGCAGTCGCAGAGCTGGATCTCGTGTTGGAGGTTCCCGCATGAGCATGGGCGGACGCAGACGCAGTCGCAGAGCTGGATCTCGCGTTGGTGGTTCCCGCATGAGCATGGGTGGACGCAGACGCAGCCGCAGAGCTGGATCTCGTGTTGGTGGTTCCCGCATGAGCATGGGTGGACGCAGACGCAGCCGCAGAGCTGGATCTCGTGTTGGTGGTTCCCGCAAACGCAGAGCTGGTACCTTCGGTATTTTAGAGCAAGCAATTGTTCCTGGAAGTTTACTTCTTGCGAATAACTACTACAAATCCAAGCGCTCTGGCAGCAAGCGTCGCAGACGCGGAAGACGCAGCAGACGCAATTAAATTTCGCGACATTTATGATATAATCTAAATAATTACTTTTTCTGTAATTATGTAGAATTTAATATAGACATTAATAATATAATGAGTTTTGAAAATACAATAAAGTTATGGTTGGACGTAGATGACAAAATTAAAAGATTAAACGAAGAAACACGTCATTTACGTGAGACAAAAAATGAGCTGGCAGAAAAAATAAATGTAGTAATCGATAATAACAAATTACAAGACGCAGTTGTCGAAATACCAGGAGGCAAAATCAAATTCGCACAAACAAAGGTTACACAACCCGTGACCTTAAAATATGTAGAAGCTTGCTTGTCTACTATTATCCAAGACCAAAAACAAGTAGAGCAAATAATGACTTATATTAAAGAGAGACGTGAGGTTAAAACCTCTTCTGATATAAAGCGATATTATCATGATTAATTTATATTCCAATAAGTTATAAGAATAATGTCCGTGTTTGATGAAAAAGATTTAGTAGTTTATAAAAATGACAAGAAAAAAATTATGAGTGGTGGTTATGAAGTCAAATCCTTACTATTAAATGACAATATGTCAGCTATATCAAATGAGAATAATGGAAAAGTTGGAGGAAGTGTAAGTAGTATATTTTCACATTTAGCAATTCCAGCAGGATTACTCATGGTTAATGAAGCACATAAAGTTGCTAATTATGATAACACCTACATAAACGAAATGTATGATATTTCATTACATGATAGACTCTTACAGCATGTAAATCCAACATCGAGAAAGATGTATAATAAACGTACGCGTAGAGCTAATAATATTTCTAATAAAAAATCACGAAAGAATAAACAATAAAATTGAAAATGATTAAATAGAAAATATTATTAACAACTAACACAACAATACAATGGATTACGAATTTCGACTATTAGACTTTAATGCGAACGATGTCGTCGAGCAGGCGGAGCTGGTAGAAGAGGTATACGATGACAACAATCGTCTTGTATCTGAATCCAGTCGCAATATATGCGCGAATAAATATAACATCCAGATGTTTGGTATTAATGAAACTGGCGAAACATGTTCTATTTTACTCGAGGATTTTCAGCCTTATTTCTACGTAAAAGTATCGAATAATTGGAGCAGTCGCGACAAAGATAGATTTCTCGGAGAACTAAAAAGAAAAATCGGTAAATTTTACGAAGACGGTATCACGACATGTGCTATTATTAAAAAGAAAAAACTTTATGGATTCGATGATGGTAAGTTACACAATTTTATTGTACTCAAATTCGACAATATTGTCACATTTAATCGTGCCAAAGGATTATGGTATAATAAATGGACAGATGATGAAGGCGTATATCATAGTGTTCTCAAGACACCAGGACTAAAAATGAATAATTTCATTACCGAACTATATGAAGCAAATATTCCACCTCTGCTTCGTTACTTTCATATTCAAGATATCAGTCCGTCTGGGTGGATTAAACTTCCTCGAAATAAATGCACTCTTATCGAAGATAAAAAAACTACCTGTACATATGAATTCTCTATCGAATCCTCCGATATTATTCCAATGAACGATAAGGAAACCATTGTTCCTTATAAAATTTGTAGCTTTGATATTGAAGCGAATAGTAGTCATGGCGACTTCCCTATGCCTGTAAAACGATACAAAAAATTAGCATATAATATAATTGATATCCTTTCCAAACGTGACATTGATACTCATACAGCAATGACTGAATTTATCTCAAAATGTATATATTCAGCACTTGAAGTGGATCATACTATCGATATTGAAAACGTATTTCTCAAACGCCCCACCACAAAAGCTAAAATAGACAAGGCAATAGACAAAATTCTTTCCACTGACCTTCGCAATGAGAGTCTATCCAGAGAAAATAATATTGAGGATTATTTTGAATCATCGCGAATTGGCGAGGAAGACGAACATGAACCTACCTCCAATTTTAATGTTAATGTGAAGGGCAATATTATTGATATCATGTTATCGACTATATATAATCGTGAAACAAAAATGAATCAACTGACAAATATTCTAAACGCGAATTTGCCTTCAGTAAAAGGCGATGAAGTTACCTTTATTGGTTCCACATTCATGCGTTATGGGGAGAAAACTCCATATCTTAATCATTGTATTGTTTTGAACACATGTAATGAACTAAAAAACGGTGTGATTGAAACATATAATACTGAACGTGATGTCCTTCTGGCATGGCAGAAACTCATTGAAGTAGAGAATCCTGATATTATTATTGGATACAACATTTTTGGTTTTGATTATGAATTCATGTTCAGACGCGCTAAGGAAAATATGTGTGAGAATGAATTTCTCAAGCTGTCGCGTAATGTAGATGAAGTCTGTGGAAATTTTCATCCCACAGAGGGAATCAATAATATCGAAGTATCCAGTATTGTTCTTGCGAGCGGTCAACACGATTTGAAATATATTAAAATGGGGGGACGAATCCAGATTGATTTGTATAATTATTTCAGGCGCGATTTCAATCTATCCTCCTATAAATTGGACCATGTATCTGGTCATTTCATGTGCGATAAAGTGACCAATCTGGTTCATGAAAACGATAAAACGACGATTAAGACGAAAAACAGAGTCGGTCTATATGAAGGGTCATACATTCACTTTGAAGAGATTTCTCATAGCAGTGATTACTATAAAGATGGTGCCAAATTTATGGTGACTAAAATGCTCGACGATGGATTCGAAATCGATGGATATGAATATCCTAACATGGAAAAGACTGTCAAATGGTGCTTAGCAAAGGATGATATTACTCCTCAAGATATTTTCGAGAAGACAAAAGGCACCGATCATGACCGCATGATCATCGCGAAATACTGTGTTCAGGATTGTAACTTAGTTCACGAACTACTAAACAAAATCGATGTGGTTACTGGATTTATTGAAATGTCTAAGCTTTGTAGTGTGCCAATTAGTTATCTAATTCTTCGAGGTCAAGGTATCAAACTTACTGGTTTCATTTCTAAGAAGTGTCGTGAGAATGATACACTTATGCCAGTAATTAATAGAGGAACTGGCGATGAAGGATATGAAGGTGCTATTGTATTAGATCCTAAGTGTGATTTGTATCTGGATGATCCTGTTGCTTGCGTAGATTATGGTTCACTATATCCGTCTTCCATGATTAGTGAAAATCTGTGCCATTCCAGCAAAGTATGGACTAAGGAGTACGACTTAAAAGATAATTTGATTAAAGAAACAGGTGAAAGAAATCAGGACGGTGAATTTATATACGACAATTATAAAGATTACAAATATGTAGATATCAAGTATGACACATTCCGATATGTCCGAAAAAATCCGAAAGCTGCCGCACTAAAAGTACCGAGCGGATACAAGATATGTCGATTCGCTCAATACCCCAATAAAAAGGCGATTCTACCATCAGTATTGGAAGAGTTGCTGAAGTCGAGAAAGCTTACCAAGAAACAGATGGCTAAGGAGACTGATCCGTTTATGCAAAACATTCTCGATAAAAGACAGCTGTCGATTAAACTGACCGCAAATTCTCTATATGGTCAATGCGGGGCCAAAACCAGCACATTCTACGAAAAAGATATCGCTGCTTCCACTACCGCAACTGGAAGAAAGCTATTGACGTATGCGAAGCGATTGATTGAGGAAGTATATGGCGACGCTGTATGTGAAACAAAAAATTATGGACAAGTTCGGACTAATGCCGCTTATATTTACGGTGATACAGACAGTGTGTTCTTCTGCTTCTATTTAAAAGAAATGGACGGCACAGCTATTAAGGGTAAGAAGGCGCTTGAGATTACAATTGAATTGGCGCAGGAGGCTGGCGCACTGGCATCCAAGTTCTTAAAAGGACCTCATGATCTGGAATATGAAAAGACATTCTTGCCATTCTGTTTACTATCTAAAAAGAGATATGTAGGCATGTTGTATGAATTTGATATCAATAAAGGCAATAGAAAGGAGATGGGTATTGTTCTCAAGCGTCGAGATAACGCACCCATCGTCAAGGACATATATGGTGGAATTATTGATATTCTAATGAAAGAGCAGAATATTCAAATGGCTATTGATTTCCTATCAAAATGTCTTCAAGATATTGTAGACGAGAAGTGTCCTATTGAGAAACTTATTATTACCAAGTCTCTTCGATCTAATTATAAAAATCCTGGACAAATTGCGCACAAGGTACTTGCTGACCGAATGGGAGTACGTGATCCAGGAAACAAACCGGGCAACGGTGATAGAATTCCATTTGCGTATATTCAGACAGCGAATCGTAAGGCTCTTCAAGGCGAGAAAATAGAAAATCCGCAATATATATTGGAAAATAAACTGCCTTTGGATTATGGTCACTATATTACAAATCAAATTATGAAACCATTGTTACAGGTATTTTCGCTTGTATTGGAAGACATGCCGAATTTCAAAAATAAGATAATGAAACGTAAAAAAATGGCGACAGAAATCGCGAAATATAAACGTGAGCTTACGCCTGTCAAGTTCGAAAAGAAAGTGGAGGCGATTAAGAACAAAGAGGTACAAGCACTATTGTTTGATAAATATATCCGAATGTGCGATAATACCAAAACAGCGAATAAAACAATTACATCATTCTTTATGAGGGAATAATAACTTAAAACTAAAACGAATTATTTTTTTATTATGAGTACTAATTTCAATAGTAAAAAGAATAAGGAATTGTTATATAATTTATTATTAAATAACAATATGTTTACTGGATTGCCGGAAAAACTAATTACAAACGTACAACAAGAATTTGAAAATGTAGTGGAAATTATCGATAAGGATACGACTATTCAACCACTTATAAATAAAAACAAACGATTTATGTCGTTAATCGTTCGAAAAATCAATGAAATGAAGTTGAACAATGTAAGAGCAGATACAACCTCTATTCAAGACATTCCTTCTTCGAATAACATAGAGGAAATATACACTGCTGAAGACATACGGAAAAAAAATATGAATGAATTCGAAAGCAGTTATACAAGTGCTCAGGATGATTTTAATAATTCTATGAAATTAAAGAAACCAGATGATGTTCCATTTAATGATATACAAGATGATAGACCAATTGAAAATATGGAGGATATTCTTGCAAAGACAATCGCAGAGAGAAATTTAGTGGTTCAGGACATACAGTATGATGATACTACTGCCGTTCTGGCAGCATCTACCAGTACCATCGCATCGAATGAACAAACTATTAAAAAAGAGGTTACTCGTGAAATAAGTAAAGGAGTTACAATCAATGAAGATGATAATATGGTTTATGAATATAGTGATAATGTAAATGTCCTTAAAATGCTTTCAGTCCTGAAAGATGAACAAAAACATATGAAAGAAAAAATAGACAAATTGTATAACTTTATAACAGAATTACATAAATAGTTAGTAATTTTAAAAATTATAAGTCATCGAGGTCCAGAATACATGGACTACATCCTCCTGATACACACGAATAACAATTATTACATCCTATTCCTTCATCTTCTTCTTCTTCTTCTTCATCATCTTCATCTTCTTCCTCTTCTATCCGTCTTATACCTGGATACATTTTTTGCCATAATTGTCCAATCAAGTACCAATATGGTTCATCTAACTGATCTAATTTACACTGTAATACATCCCATTCACCTCCACATCCGCCTTTTTCTATTGGTAGTTTAAATTCTCTACAAGTCAAATCTGTAGTTATTTGCCAGTCACGTCCTCTTTTTTCTTCGTATTCTTCATTTCTATCATATTCATAATGACGAATAGTTATACATTCGTCGAAGGTAACCATCTTCTTCATAGTAAATGTCAAATACATTTAATATGAATATTTAATACTTACTGTATTCTATAGTTTTCACTTTTTAATATAGAATACTTAATTAAAAAACACAGATCAATTTTAACAAACGTGCTATTTAATAACGTTTGCGTCGTGTTCTTCTACGTTTTTTAGTTTTTCTTGATTTACAATATTGTTTTTGTGAAAACCCTTTGGGTTTTTTACAGTTTATTTTTTTCTTATATTTTTTTGACCATTTCCCTCCTATTTTTTCGCGCGGACATTCATCTTTTAATTTTTGTAATTTATCGTATAAATTGGTTAACTGATCACTCATACCTTTATCTAATTCCATATTTTTATAATTGTCGAAATCTTTCATATCACTACTATCGTATTTGAACGAGGTATCTTTCATTTTTATCATCTTTTCAGCCATATGAAATTGAGGTTCTAATGCTGCTTTTACACTCATTATTTGTTGTTTTACCTCATTTTTCTCATGAATACAGTCATTTACTGTACGCAATTTTGATGATGACGGTCCTCCGCCTTTTCTCTTACTTTTTTTATTATTGCGTTTTCTTGTTTTTTTTCTACGTTTTCCGCCATTTTGGCCATTCATTTTACTACTGTTAATCCACGATTTTAAATCAGATACAGAACGTTGTCCTGACTCATATACAGAAACCTTGCCTTTTTGATAACCACATATAAATGGAAATCCTTGTATTGCTTCTTTATTCTTTATGTCAAGAAGCTTCGCTGCGTTCATATGAACCCATGATGTAGAGACATTATCTATTTTTGCTTTTTCTAACTTAATCCATTCGGGCTTTAAAGATTCACAATGACCACAACCCGGCATATAAACAGCGACTGCCATAAATTTATTACCATTCTTCAGCATTTCATTAAAATCTGATATTTTGTTTGCGTCTTCTGGGTTAATAGAAAACTTGGGTTCTTCGTTATTCATTTATATAATTTATTATTATTAAAAAAATAACAATAAATTATCATATTATTTATTTACCGAGCTACTTATTGGAGATACAATCTTTATGATATGTCACATTAATTTCCTGTAAATCACATGAATCTACTACTGTTTTTTTTAATAGAATCTTGCCTAAATTATGAAACGCATCCTCATTACATTTTAATATATCGAGCGCCCGCACATAAGCATATTTCACCATTTCCTTAACTTCCTTATCAATCGTTTCCTTAGTATATTCACTCATATGGCTGGTTTCTTCCATTCTGGAATCATATACGCCTATGTGTTTCCCCAAACCAAACAGGCTAACATATCTGCGTGCAATACTATGCGCCTGTTTTAAATCATTGGAAGCACCAGTAGTAATTTGTAAATCGTCCACCTTCGGAAAAAGAATATCGTCCGAGTAATTTATATCCTCGTCAGTATCATGTTTGTATAACATCACTTCGGCAGCACGTCCTCCGAGAGCCACAATAATATTAGCCAACATGAATTTTTTAGTGGGATAATTTGCGTATCTTTCTTTTGGTGTAAATAATGTATAACCACCAGCTCCATTATGGTTGGAAGTAATCGTTACTTTACGCAAATCAAAGAAATCATCGAACAACTTTACCATCATTGTATGTCCAGCTTCGTGATATGCTACTAATTCCAATACTTCGCCTTCGCGTATTTCGTCTTTCTTAGGCAGTCCAATTGTGATTTTTTCGAATGCGTCGGATATACATTTATTGTTGATAAATGGTTCACTATAGCGTACAGATAAAATAGCGGCTTCATTTGCCAGGTTGGCTATATCAGCACCAGAAAATCCGGCAGTCAGTGCTGCGAATTCATCAAAATCTACATCATTAGATAATTTCTTATTTTTGAAATGAACATCCATGATTTGTGTCCTACCGACAATATCAGGAAGTCCAATACCAATCTTTCTATCAAAACGACCTGGACGTGTGAGTGCACTATCTAAAATATCAGCGCGATTCGTCGCAGCCAATACAATAATACCATTTTTCTTATTGAATCCATCCATACTGGTTAAAATTTGATTTAGAGTCTGCTCGCGTTCATCATTTCCTCCTGCAAATCCTGATCCACGTTGACGACCAATTGTATCAATCTCATCGATGAAAATAATGCATGGTTTATTTTCTTCAGCCAGTTCAAATAATTGCCGCACACGAGAAGCACCTACGCCTACAAACATTTCAATAAACTGAGAACCGCTTACCGGTATAAAACTCACATTTGCTTCACCTGCCGTTGCTCTCGCAAGTAGAGTTTTACCCGTACCCGGTGGTCCTTCTAATAGCACACCTGCTGGGATTTTAGCCCCAGCGTTCGCAAACTTTTCCGGGCCTTTTAAAAAATCAATAATTTCAGTTAACTCGAATTTGGCTTCATCGCAGCCAGCTACATCATGAAACGTGGTATTAATCATATTAGGTTTTACTAAATCGGTGCTTATATTTCCCATATTTGTAATACTATTCAGTGGATTGTTCTTCATGACAATAATTCGTATAATATTCATACAAAACATAAATGCCATATACGTAAATAACAGCCGCAACGCTGACCAAATATATCCATATAAGTAATTCGACCCGTGAGACATTATGTCATATGATGATATATCATATGTGACCCGATATTCATTCAATCGTTGGATAATATTTTCAGTAATTGACGGAAGGGTTTTTATAATATGAACATTGTCAACTAAAATAGTATTGTCTATATAGTTCTTATCGACGGTTAATATCATATCACGATTATCTAATATAGTTACCGAATCCACATTATTTGATTTCAAGTTTAATAGTAGGTCACTATATGTCCATTCAATGCCATTCGTTCCTTCATATAGAGTAGGCAGAGTTATATCACTTGGTTTATATGTAATGGAACGTCTGGCTACCATAGCCATAAGTGACGATGGTATAATAAAATATATAGAGTTTGTTATATATGACAGACATAATGTTATTATTTCAAATAAATTCATAATAATACAATACCTCATTCTGTTTTTAAACGATTATAAATATTTAATTATAGAATATTTATAATATTATTAGAAATTTACCTTCACTAACTTGCCGCGCTTTCCCTCTGTTTTTATCCAATGACCAATAAGGCGCGGCTTTATTTGTGGATTACTCATCGCCGCAACGAAAGTATCATAATCATATACTTCATTACTATCCACGCGCTTTGCGTATTTCTTACCATAATAATTCATCTCTTCTGCTTTGAAATTCACTTTTTCTTGATTAGCATTTCCTACTGAGTCACCTTCCTCGTCTGAAATGGATGGGTGATAAGCCATATTACTATTTGATACATTTCCAAATGAGTAACATACTACCGGATCTTTAGAATCAGCACGATAATGAAGAGCACAATCTATTGCGGCTTGTTTGATGTTATACAATATACGTTTATTGATAGTCTCTTTTATATTGGATATTTCGAACAATGATTGATCAGTAGATAATGGAGTGAGCTTATCGATTTTACTTTTATCCTTAAGGCGTAGCTCAATTGCGGCATCACTATCTAATTGTTTCTTTGTGAATATCATTAAATACAAAAACACTTTGATAGTGCGTAATTCTTCTGGTAAATCTTTATGACTGAGAATACGACGGGCACGCCCAATAACTTGATCAATACGCACCGGATGCCAATACGGTTCTACAATATGAACAAAACGACAGTTTTTTAAGTTAATACCTTCAGCACCTGAAGCTGTAATCATAATCGTCTTGATAATTTCTCCCATAAAGTTATTGGAGCTTATCTTCACTAATTCTTCTTGTAGAGACGCCGGAATATTCGACCATTCACTATTGTAAATTTTTCGAATAATTTCCTTTTCTTCTGCGTCTTCTGTTCCTGTATATAATGCATACATGGGTTTTCCCTTGTCTTCATCTGGTATATCTAATTTCCAAACTCCATTCGTATCTTTTTTAATTTTAAATCTGGCAAATCCGTGATGATTTAATACCATCGATAAAATACCAATTCCTTCTAATGTTCTGAATTGAGTATAAATCAAATGGGAACCACTTAATTCTGGGTCTTGTAAATTCTCTAATATAGATAAAAACTTAGGACTATATAGTTGTAGTGCTTCTTTTGTTAGAAATGTAGAAGCATTATCGCTCAGTTTGTTTAAAGCATCATGAATACGGCTTTCATAGGTTTCATCTGTTTGTTTGGCGATATCGGCACGTATTTGCTCCAAATCATCCACAGTATGTTGACCATCTACGTTCGCTAACCGATCATCGACATTTGTTCCATCCATAACATCCTCGTCAGCTTCTTCTACAGTGGTTTCGATATCCTGTCCATCTTTAGGTAAAGGTCTTCCTATCGCACGAGGAAATACAAAATTACAAAAAGCACGTGAAAAAATACGATATGTTCCTACCGTTTCTTCGTAAATATCTTTCTGTTGTTTCTTCTTTTTTTTATTAGATGATTCTACTTTACGTTCTTGAATACGAGCAGCCTCATAAACACCAAACATATAGTCACTCATTGGTAATTCAATCACTTTGAAGTCTTCGTCTTTATTGTACTTGGGCATAAGATGCTCAATATCACCATAATACGATGTAAGTCCTAATATGCGGCGCTTCAAAAGATTCTCATTTTTAATTTCACTGGTCTCGGAATCAATAAAATAAGTATTAAATTGTTCTGGGTCATCTGGTAGCGCCTTATAATTATCTACTTTTATTCCTTCCTGAACCATATCAATATTTTCGTCTGCCAGTACCTTTCTCAAAAGGATCAATTGTTTTGCGTCGTCCATTTGTCCCCTACTATCAGGACTGAGTCCTTTATATTTCTCTCCATGATATTTATTAACAAACCCAAATGGATTGAAAGTAACCTTCAGAATTTTAGAAGATGGCTTGTAATCTACCACATCAACTATTTGTTTTGTCTTTGGCGAAGAGAGAATGATTGAACGCAGTGTATCATCATTCATTCTTGATTCTGTTCTTACGTTGAGCGGAATCGACCACGTCTTGATGTATCCCCTTAGAATATTAAAACAAATGGCTATCTCATTTGGATAATTAATAATAGGTGTACCAGATAATAGCACAATACGAGAATTCTTTGCGTTCATCAAGTAATGATACATACGCATCGATAGTGACTCTGGACGTTTTAATTTATTTACAATACGACTAACGAAATTATGTGCTTCGTCAATAACAATTACTTTGTTGTCAAAAGGATTAATAGTGTCGTGATTCGTAAGCTTATCTAAACTCTCGTTTCGCAACCCATTATAATTGATGAATTCATATTTGAAACGAATCATTTTAAGTATTTGATTATCCAAACTTGTACGATCATCTATAGTAAGTGAATCATAATTAGATGGCTTTTTCAAATCTACGAGCCATGCGCCTGAATTCTTTTGTACGTAATCATATGGCAATGATAGTATTTTACTGAGCTGTTTTATGGTATTATCATCACTCGCCTCAACAAATTCCCAAAACTGATTCTTTTTGAAAATTGGATCGCCACATTCTTTCAATTGTTCAATATAATTCATTCGTAGCGAAGCCGGTGTCATGATTATTACATTCTTACCCGATTTCATACCTTCCGCAATGGCAATAGATGAACATGTTTTACCAGAACCTAAACCATGATATAGCAGTAAACCTCTATACGGAGTATACAAATTCAAATAATCGCGCACAATCTTCTGATGCGTAAATAACTCACGTTCTGTTGACGAAGATGTATCACGCTCTGACTCGGCTTTCTTAAGTTCATCTTTGTAAGGCTCGAACAAAGAATTAATAAAATTAACAAATATTTCGCGATTATTCATATAGTATGTTGAACTTTTGACCAATACCTTTTCTTTTTCAACAGGTAGACGTTCAATAAACTCGGGTTTAATAACTACATCACTATCCGCTTCAAAAATAACAGATTGATCAGGAGCTTTTGTTATTCTGGATTTTTTTGGGACAGTATCTCCAACGGAAGTAGGACCAGGTACCTGTTTTGTAAAGGCATCTACCAATTTAATTTTTTTACCCTTTATTGATTTCGTAGGAATTGATTTTGTAGGCATTTGTTTAGTAGATGCCGGTTTCGATTGTGTTGGAACAGATACATTTACTCTTGTTTTCATTTTTGATAACAAATTCGCCATATCTATATCATGCTTAGAACGCTCATCTACTATTGTCATTTTTATAGCTACATCTTCTTTCGATGATGGTTTAAACACAACTGCGTATTCCTCTTTTGTTTTTGGCTGTGGCTTTTGTTTTAATTTTTCTAAAAATGCTTTTTGCATATGATTGTTATTATTATATAAAAATGAGATATTAAAACATTATTATAAACTCTATTTCATTGAATTACATTGGGCTTTTCCAAAAATAAAAGAGATGAATGAAAAATCGGCACTATGGTCATTGAATTGTTTTCTAAAATACATGAGAAATCCAATAATAATTACACCAATATTCACAGTAAATATATTTTTAGCAGCATTTCCAATAAATTCTATTTTTGCGTCGTGTTCTTTATTCTTATTATTTGCCTTATAATAATCAATGTAATTTTTACCAATTAATACTGAGGTTACTAATAATAGCGAAAATGCGGTAAAATACAAATTCATCTTATTAAAAATTAAAAAGAACATCCAAATTTGTAATGACATCCACATATTTTCTTCTGGACGTGTATTATTTTCTTTATCCGTGACACCTAATGCGAAATACACAATTAATATAATAATTATGTTCTTAGCATACATATTTTCACTTAATAGCTTTTGACTTTTACATCCCAGTGTTTCCGCAATGAAATTTCCGCTTACCGCTAAAACAAGTAAGAATATACCGGTTACTACATTAATCACATCAGGAAAACCATTCACTGATTTCTTTGGTTGGCTATTCATACCATCATTTGTTCCGAATTGAATAGAAGAATACTCCATATATATATATATATATTTATGAGATATAAATTAGAATCAAGTCACTCCAAATAATGCTTAAAAATATAATGTTCATGAAATATATATCATGAAATATTCACTCATTGCGTTACTATCGATATTAAATATGGGACAATCCGTTAACATCTATAATTATTACGAGCTGGCGATCCAAAAATGGTGCAGTTCTAATTATATGATTCATGGGCTTTGGCCACAAATTAATAGCACAGCATATCCACAGGATTGTAAAAACGTTTCTTATCATGAGCCAGTCGGAACATTACTAACTGATATGAATACCTATTGGCATGGATGTGACGACTCATTATGGGAACACGAATGGGAAAAGCATGGGTCTTGTGTTCAAGCGCAAAATAATACCGACGAAGATGAGTTTTTCAATACCACATTATCGCTTTTTTTAAATAACATTGAATTAACAGACAACTGTAAAGACGATGACTGTATCATGGCTTGCTTCGATTTAGATTTCAAGCTTATGGATTGTCCACAAAGTACCTAAAAAATTGATTCATATATCCATTATTTTAAGTATTCAATATCGAGTGAAAAAATAAAAGAATATATAATGTCCAAAGTGTGTAGAATATGTCCTATTGAGAAAAATGCTCATTCTTTCTTCCAGATAGGTGAAAACAATGATGAATTATATTATTTTTCGTATCCATTTAAGTCAAAATATAATGATGCGGATAGTGTTATTCAGCATATGATTGCTGAGATGCACGACAATACGAAACCTTGGATATGGGTAATTAATTGTGCGTCCTTTGGATTAACTCATTTAGCAAGACATAAGCTGAACGCGATAATGATTGAATTTATATCAAGTAACGCGTGTGCTAATTTATCGCGCATTATTATTATGAATCAAACTATATCTTTCAAACTATTAGTATATTATTACTGGAGGTCAGTTCCGATATATGTTAGAACAAAGATAATATTCGATAACCGCAATCACTTCTTTACCTTATTAAGTTTTGATGATTCAGCGGTTGAATTGGTAGCATAATCTCGTTCTATCATTCCACAAAAAATATAAATATAAGTTACATGAATTATACACAAACTCTTTTATTAGTTGGTACAAACATTTGTACGTTTGTGGCAACTTATACTCTTACATCTTTTATTGATTCCACTAAACGTGGGACGAATCGCAGTATTACAGAATCCAATATAAAAAATGATGC